GTGACCCGTATCAACCGTTTTTTCGGCTTCTCGTGGGAGGCAAAGGGGCAGCGTTATCCGCTGAAAGCCTCTGCGGACCGGGAAGAGCCCGCCCTGGCGAACATCATCGTCACCTGCACCGACAACATCCGCTCCCGGATGAACCTCTGGCGCTTCCTGAAGAAACACCGGGAACACACTTCCAACAACGAGCGGTCGCCCATATACTGGATGGACTTCGGCAATGCCCGGACCACCGGACAGGTTCTGATAGGGAACATCCGTGGCAAGATTCTCCAGCCCGTATCCAACGAATACCTGCCCATTCCCCGCATGAATGTCATTACCGAAGAGGTACGCTACTCCACCATCAAGGAAAAGGATTCGGGACCGAGCTGCTCGCTGGCGGAAGCCTTGCAGAAGCAGGACCTTTTCATCAATTCCATACTGGCACAAACCGGCTGCGACATCCTGTGGCGTATGCTCAGGGAAGGAAGGACATTCTACCGGGGTGCCTATCTCAATCTCGATACACTACGGATAAATCCCATCCCGGTATAGACAACGAACGTCAGTTTCCTTTATGCTTTATGCCATGGCAAGGATGCATAAAAGGAAACTGACGGTTCCTGATTATTCCCGCCGTGCGGTTCAGCCTTTCAGCCGCACGGCACTTGCCACTCCCTTTTCTGTCATGACCAGCTCGTACCGGTCCAGCCTTTCATAAAGTTTGCCCAATGTCTTGCATCCATATCTCCTGACCTTGAATTTGGGCATCATTTTTTTCAATGCGCCGCCGATCAGCGAAAGGGATACCTCCCCTTTGCCGTCAGCCGCTTGCTCAAAAGCCTTGTCAAAATACTCCATGTCCCTTCGGATAAAGAATTCGGGAGTATTGTCCGAAACCTTGTTTTCCTTCCGGTCGGCATACAGGAACACGGAACAGGACCGTACCAGCGATACGGGAGTCTTGCCCTCCCCATATCCCAGCACCTTCAATCCGGCTTCCCGTATCCGTTGGGCAAGCAGGCTGTAGTCACCGTCACTGGCTACCAGACAGAAACAGTCCGCCCGCCCGTCACGAAGGATATCCATCGCGTCTATGACCAGCGCAATATCCGTCGTGTTCTTTCCGGGAGCATGGGAGGAAGCCTGTACAAGCCTGAATCCATGCTCCCGGGCAGTTTCCTTCCACGCGGAAAGCGCTTTCTTCGTCCAGTCTCCATAAATTCGTCTCACGATGGCATCCCCATAACGGGAAACAAAGCCCATTATATCCTCCATCTTCTCAAAGGAGGCGTTATCCCCGTCAATAAGGATCGCAACGGCATATCTGGAATTGGTATTTGTCTTCATAACAACTGTTTATGAAACAAAGTTAGCATAACTTCCGCATATTGATACCCCCACGTTCATTTTTTCTTTCCGCGTTTCAGCAAGAATTCCTGTATTTCCGAGCTTCTGTAGAAGTTCTTTCCGTTATCGTCCGTCTGGTAATAGCGGATCAGCCCCTTTTCCCGGTAACGGGCGACTGTCCGCAGCGACACGTTGAGCAGCCTGGCTATATCATAATTGTCCAGCAGCTCGTCCCCGTTCATGAAATCCTTCACACGCCCCATCCTGTCCAGCTTCTTTTCTATGCGGTCAAAACCTTCCACTATGGTCATTATCATCTTCTCAAGCACTTCATTGTCTATATACATCATGGCGTATCTCTCCTGTCTTTTAAAGGTTATTACTGAAATACCCTTTCTTGTGCGCACTTTCGAGAGTATATGCCATCTTTAGTGAAAAATCTATGCCGGAGTGCCGGTATTAACTTAATTGCATATTACATCTTATTTATAATCAGGCAAATAGTATTGCGTAATTTTTATCAGTGGATGGTAAGTGTAAAATTTGAAGTGTAAAACTGTAAAGTCCGTAATGTAAACTTTACAATTTACAGATACCACTCCGCCTATATTCTTAAAACCGGGTAAACTGACGACGTTTCCACACAAGGTATTCAACATATATGGTTGATAATATTTATTTCAGAGCATTTTCCTGAAGTTTGCCCCTGCAGCCCTCTGTTACATATGACGTTTAATGACATCTGATGTCATTTGACGACATCCTTTTGGGCATGAATGTTCCCTTTCATATTTTCGTATCCGACAAAAAATGAAGTTTATGGAGTTTGTATGTATCGAGGCTAAAACATTCATGGAAATGAATGAGGCTCTGGAAGCCGTTGCCCAAAAAATGTGTGAAACATGCGGAAGTTGCGTATCCGGTATGGACGACTGGATTGACAACCAGGAGGCTTGCATGCTCATGGACGTCTCTCCAAGAAAGATGTTGCAGCTTCGCAGAAGCAGAGCCATCCCTTACAGTTATATAGACCGTAAGGTGTATTACAAGCGTCAGGATATTATCCGTTTTATGGAAAACAACATTCACCGTATAATCCCTTAAAAGCAAGATGATCCAATCCCTGTTGACCAAAGAAACCCCGGAAATCATTCGTTTTTTCCGGAGCATAGACAGCCTGTCCGAAATGCTGGACAAGCAGGAGGAGAAATTACGTCCGGTTCTGAACGGAGAACGTTACATTACGGATTGTGAGCTTGCCGAACAGTTGAAACTGACACGCAGGACGCTGGCAGAGTACAGGATAAACGGCAAACTGCCTTACTACAAGATAGGAGGCAAATTACTATATAAGGAGAAGGACATCCTTGCTTTGCTGGAAAGAAACAGGGTGGAGGCGTTTGATGACCGGTAATGTCCGTTTGGGAAATATCCGGACTTCAAGTGCTTCCTAAATGGACCAAGGAATCTTTTAAAAACAGATTTTCCCTGCCGGATTTTATTGGGTGGATATACAGGTTGGCGGGGCAAAGGTTTTCCACCTTGGAATCAAGCAGTGTTCCGCATTTCTGTTTCTTACCTGCAAAGGTAGCCTTTTGCCCCTGATCGAGCAAGGCGGTCCTTTGGACCGGTTGGCTGAAAAAATCATCCTCGCTTCGCTGCGGTATTTTTTCGCCAAGCCTTGCACTATCAGAGCAAAAGACAAACGGATGCATATAAGAAAAGAAATACCGGCTTTACCAAAGTCGGGCATGTTTAACCATAAAATAAAAAAGACCATGATCCAAACAAAAAACAAGTATTGCAAGGAAACGTTCATCCGCCTGAACTACTGGTATAACCGGATACACGGGCTTGTCCGGGAAGACATAGAGAAAGTGAACGCAATGGTGGAACACATCGAAAAGACACGTTCCGACCGGTATCCTCGTACAGGTGACAGCCTGTTCTTTATTTCCGGATACGGTGAACGTTCCCGGCCGTTCTTCGTAGATGCCGTGTATGGAGATAACATCGTGCTCCGGAATTTCTCCCGTGTCCCGTTCGTGTCCCGGGATAAAAAGGGCATCAAATGCGATATGCATGGCGGTGAGTGCGTGTTGGTAAAGGCAGGCGATGTAAGGTTCAAGGCATGGACAACCGGCCGTTTCAAGCATTGGGGGCATTACGGGGCATGTGAAAACGGGGAGGTTTACTACGATGCGAAAATAGCCCTGTGGGAGTGTGGCGCACCTGAACAGCCGGAAAGCCGGGAATGGTTCAAAATCCATATCCGCAAAAACACCCGGCCGGGCGGGGACATGTACACCGGAGAAATATCCTGCAAGGATGAGGATGGACTCAGGCAATTTGTCAACGACCATGAAGGTTTCATATTCGCAGAAGAGGATTCCCCGGAAATGGTCATGCTATGTTTCAGGCATTCCGACATGAGGATTTCCCCGGAAGAATGGGAAAAGATGGACTGTCCGGTATCCGTGCGTGAGATATACGGACAGATGCAGGAAGTAAAGATTGTAAAAGACCATAAAACGCATCTGACCACATTCTACTATTAACACAGGATCGCCGCATTAAAAACCAACCCGCTTCCTGCCACGTGCGGCAGGAAGGAAACGAGGGTACACCATCAGACTGTCTTTTCAATTCCTCTATTATTATGGAGCCGGTTGTTTTTCCCGCACAGATATTCATTCAGGTCCTTATATCCGGAATATTCATGCGAGAGATCGCATATACGGATTCCGTATTTCTCCTTTAATGCCTGCACCGCATTTTTTCCGGCGGTATCATTGTCCAGACAGCAACAGATGCCGTCATATCGTGAAAGTAAAGAAAAAGCCTTCTGTAAGTTGCTGACAGAATTCAACACTATATAATCCCCCTCTTCCAAGGATGGAAAAGCCCGCCTGAAAGACAGAAAATCCATAAACCCCTCAAAAATATAGCAAATCCCACTCTCCGGTGAGCTGATGATACAACTGATGTCCTTGGGAGCGATACAAGCCTTGAAATACCTGTTCCTGATTTCGTACCCTCCGGAAATATTAGGGAAAGCAATGGCAAAATAATTTTTCCCGTTCCGATTAAAATGAGCCTCCTTGCATGCTTTTCGGGCCGTTTCCGTATCAATGCACCGTTCCTCCAGATAGGCAAGCAGTATCCGGTTGGCAAAAGGAGTGATTTTCAAGTCCTGAAAGGCGGGATACGCTTTTTCAAAAGGGCAGGAGACAGTAACCGGCTTCAAAACCGTCCTTTTATCCTCAATACACCGTAACACACGGCTTACATCCTGTGTCCGATAAATCTCCTTGGCTAATGTTATAATATCCCCTCCCTTCCCCAGACCGAAGTCATACCATAGTTCCTTATGGAGGTCTACCTTGAAAGAGGCCTCCTTTTCCGTCCTGAAGGGCGATTTGTACCATACGCTGTTCCCACGCTGTATTACCGGTTCATGTCCGAATCCGGCTAAAAAATCAACAAGCCTGATGTTCTTTGCTTCCTGTATGTTCATGACATATCTTTTTCATGAATTAATTCACGATTAACACATAGGACAAAGAACCGCTTTATACCCGGAACAGACAAAACAGTGTCATCAGATGGCATCAAAAGTCATCAGACGACAAGCAACCTAATATAAAAACATGTTACCATATGATTTATCATTTCCATTACTATTTGTGTGTTTTACATACACTCCTTAAATCATAAATCTATCGGACAAACTATAAACATTCCTCAAAAAGTTTGGCGACATTGGTGATATTTGATAATATATTAGGGAATTAGACGAAAAAATAGTAATTTTGCAAAGCAATAATTATTGATTTATAGATGGCAAATGCGGACCAAATATTGTCTTTGATACGTAATCATCTGAATAACGATGATGCACAATTTAGAAAAGTTGCTCTCCAGATTTCTGCTGTAGAGGCAAAGAATGGTCATGCAGTATTAGCAAGAACCATCCAGGAGCTTTTAAGTCAAAGAAAAACATCTTTTAGTGCTTTAAAGCTTATTCCACGTAATAAAGATGTGGATGACTTATTGCTTCAAGTTGAGACATACGATTGCCTGAAAAATATGGTGACGGACAAAACATTGAAAGAAAAGATAGAAAGAGTCATCAAAGAATTTACAAAGAGAGAAGAACTTAGGAAATATGGACTTGCCAATCGCCGCAAATTATTGCTCTATGGCGTACCTGGGACAGGCAAGACTATGACAGCAGGAGTATTGGCTAAAGAGTTGAATCTTCCTTTATTTATTGTGAGGACAGAGAAAGTCGTTACAAAATTCATGGGTGAGACAGGACAGAAACTTAGCCGTATCTTTGATTTTATAGATGAGGTTCCCGCAGTCTATCTTTTTGATGAGTTCGATGCTATCGGTGCTCAGCGTGGAATGGAAAATGAAGTAGGTGAACAGCGCCGAATACTCAACACATTTCTTCAATTGTTGGAACGTGACTCATCAGACAGTTTCATTATAGCAGCGACAAATGCCATTGATTCGATAGACAAAGCGATGTTTCGACGTTTTGATGACGTTATTGAATATCGCTTGCCAGACTCCGGACAACGTATTCATCTGTTGCGTGAATATCTATATGCGGCTAAAGAACTTGATTATTCCATGGCAGCACCTCTGTTTGAAGGTATGAGCCATGCAGAGATAAAAATGGTATGTTCTGATATATTCAAAGAATCTTTGTTAAATGATGTGCCAATGAATATAGAATTGGTAAAGATGGTCGTTGACAAACGGAATCAACTTTGCCGTGAAATAAGTTGAATAAGGAGATAATATGCAAAAGGAACATTTTTTCTTAGGTAACCAAATAGCAGAACCCCGTTCTTTCACGCCAAGAGCAAAGGTTGTACCACCACCTGTTATTCCTGAAAGGAACAGACAAGAACATGCTGCATTTATCAAGGAAAGCTATAATGCAGTCGTTGAATATGCCATCACGACTCTTTCTGAAAGGGAAAAGTGTGGTTTACCGTCTGCGGATGGTGTGTATATAAACCTTGACATGTCTCCCAAATTGGTTCCCCAAAAGTTAGCCCAAAGTAGTGGAGCTTCCATTCTGAAAATCTCCGAAGATAAAAGTGATGGAAATGTTGATGTAACCGTATATATCAAAAATGAGAAAAAAGATTGGCTGAGCAAGAAGGCAGACGAGTATGCCGATGAAAAGTATAATACGAAAACAGGCAAACCTAAAAATACAGGCTTGATTGAACCTATCAACGCCATTAAGCCGGCAGATATACATGCGCTCTATACATCTACAGAAGATTTCGACAAACTACCTGATAATAAAGCCTTTTTATTTGAGTTGTGGATAACTAAAACAAAGGAATATGACACAGTAAAATTATCAGATGTCTTGGATAAACTTGCTATCTTAAAAGCAGGTAAAAATCATTTGGATTTTGATGGAGTAGATGTTTGGATGATAAAAGCAACCAAACAACAGTTATGTGAATTACCGCTATCTATCGGTTATATAGAAGGAGTGCGTCCCTATCATCAGCCATCGATACTTATAAAAAATCGGAGCGAAAGTCGCGAGTGGAGTGAACTGATTGAAGGAGAAATCCAATTTGCGCTTGATAAAGACAGTACAAGAATAGGCTTGTTGGACTCAGGCGTCAACAATGCCCATAAACTGCTGGCACCTGCTCTTCCTAATGACAGGATGAAAAGTGCTATCAGCGTGCCGGATACAACAGACCACAGTGACCATGGTACAGGTATGGCCGGACTTATGCTTTATGGAGATTTGACGGATATAACTTATCAACATGGAGGTCCGATAATCATAGAACAGGACTTGGCTTCCGTGAAGATTGTAGAGAACGGTCATACAACAGATCCGGATTTCTATGGAGCGGTAATTGAAGATGCTATCTATCAGGCTCAGACTATGGGGGCATCTATACAATGTATGGCTGTAACTGATGGTACATCGTATGACGGAAAGTCAACGTCAAGTTCTGCGTCATTGGATGAAAGCATATACCATAATGGCAAGTGCGACCGCTTGGTGCTCGTTTCAGCGGGCAACATTGAGCCCCCTGAAGTAGATGCCACAAATTATCTGGAGTCCTGCAAAGCCAATGCTGTACAAAGTCCGGCTCAAGCATGGAACGCATTAACAGTCGGAGCATATACGGAGAAAACGATAGTAACAGATGAAAGCTACAAGGCACTGGCAGCTCCAGGGAATCTGTCACCCATGTCAAGAAGTTCGTGGAGTTGGAGAAATGGTTGCAATAAGCCTGAAATAGTCATGGAAGGAGGTAATATAGCCTATCATCCTGTTTTTCAAACAACGACACATCCTGATTTAAGTTTGATTACTACCTGCCAAGATTTGGCGGAATCATTGGAACAGTTCCATGCTACAAGTGCGGCTACAGCATTAGCGACACGTCTTGCGGCAAAAATAAAAACAGCAACACCAGCTCTTTCCATGTTGTCTGTTCGTGGCATGATGGTACATTCTGCCAAATGGACACCGGAAATGATACGTATCGGT